CAATCACCAACCACAAAACCGTTTGCCATGATTCTTTCTCCTCTGTTTCTTATATCGACATTATACCATAGATTTCTTGAGCGTCAACAAAAAACTTTCCTTACAATGCCGAAAGATTGTCTATTAGCAAATTCTGTGCCATAGAATATCTTATTTTTTTAAACAGAAGATCGTATCAATCATCATATTAGTCGTAAGTCATTGCTACATAAGCATTTAGATCAAAAAAGAGCGAACATATTTGACGTAAACTCTTTACCCACCACAGGTTAGGGGGATTTTATGTTTTTCGCTGCCACTTTCGTATTTTTCCGTAAAAATGCCCGGAGGTTCATATGCGATAAGCACATTAAAATACAAATGTATCACCTAAACATTCGTATTAGCCCTTCGATTCTTATTGGCCCTCAGAATCTCAGGATACTTTTCTCTTAAACCCAGCTTCCTTTCCCAACTATAGATCATATAAGATACTTTTTCACCACCCAATTCACAGTTTCTATTCCATCGTGATTCATAGTGCTCGCTTAGTTTAATTATATCAGCGCCACACTCTTTCCACTTATCCTCAAATTCCTTTGGAAAATCGCCCCTTTTATCCAGAGCATTATCCTGATAAGTACCTTCTGCTAAATGATCCGCATTATAGCATCGCGGATTATTACATTTGTGTCGTATCAATTCAGGATATGTTCCGTGTTTTTCCCAAAAGGCCACCCTGTGCTTATAAAAATATTTACCATCTCCATTTTTTCTACGTAATGATTTGATAATCACCTTCATTCGAGCATATCCGCTCTTATGAACATTGCAGCTCTCTTTGCATCCCGTATTTTCATTGATTATAAAATGTTTAGCATATGCATCCCTCTTAACAGCTTCCTCAAGCCACGGACGCAAATCTTCTTCTTTATTGGAAGACCACGTATTTAACAAACATGACTCTGACCACATTTTTATATGATCAGTCTCTTTCTGCATTATTTCATTAGATTCACAACGCTCTATAATAGCACACTTAACAGAGTAATTATTTTTATCATACCATTCCTGCATATTTTTAGAGCGATGATCCTTTTTTGCCAAATGATACATATGGTCTTGTAGTCTTTTTTTAATATTTATACTTGCACCAATATATACTTTAATATTATTTACTTTTATATTTCTTTCAAGATCATTCTTGTCATAGTTCCACAAGAAATATATAACATAAATTCCACAAATATTTGAGTCTAAACTATCTATATTTTCTATATGTTCCCAAGACTTAACAACTGATGGATCTATTCTTGACTTTATGCCCCTAATTTTAAACATTGATGACATATAAGACTTGGTAACATTATATTTATCTAGTAATGTTTTTGTAGAGTACCCATCTTCATAATCCTTTATTAAATTTCTTTCATCAACTCCATTTAATATAGTTTTTACTTTTCTCTTCTGCTTGTCCTTTGATCCTTTTGGTCGTCCCACAATTAATACCTATAATGATAGTACGGAATATAATAGTTACTGTTAAAACAACATCTGTGATAGTTCACAGGAACAGCAACAGGATAATACGTATTATACTGAGGAACCACAACTATCGGCACCGGAACAATTTTTACCACAGGAACCCAAACTGTTTGATTTACAACTGTTGTTACAGGAACCAATGATGTTGTAGCATACTGAACATTTTGAGGCTGATATTCTACCACCACATTTTGACCGTAAACCCCACAGCAAAATAACATAACCATCATACCCACCACACCTTTGCATAACATATAAAGTCTCCTTTTTAAATAAAGTATAAATAAAAATAGCAAGCATTTCTGCTTGCTACTTCTACATAAAAATCACACAATAAATATCATACAGTAACTGACTCTCCGCTATTTTCCACAGGCTTATTCTTGCAAGGACGCCCCCTTGGCTTCTTTAGTGTTAGCTTTCGCCTCTGACGACGCACCATTGCTGTACTAATATTTTGTCCTGTAATTTGACTCAGTTTAACTGCTATAGTTTCATCAGGCATAGACAAATGGTTATCTTTGATGAAACTGATTTCCGAATCGTTCCATTTCTTATAAGTGGCCATAAATATCCTCGTTAAAGTTGACTAATGTGTACCTAACAGTATTATAGTAATAGTTGACCTCTTTTGTGCAAGGAGAAAAAATGACTAATATAGAATTAAATTTAGCCAATTCTGAGTTGGTAGTAAAAGCATCAGGAAGTTTTGATTGTAGCAAAGATCTGGAATTACCACAAGGAAAAAGTATAGCTGAATTATTATATGACCAAAAAAAAGAACACAAAGAAAATACCACAGAATAAATCATCTTCTTTACCTAATGGGGTAACTGAAGAAGAATTTCTCAAAGTTTTAGACGATATTAGTAAAAGATTAGGCCATAAATTTAAATTTGGCTATCATGATTTTGATGACATGAAACAACAGGCCGCTATTTTCGCCCTAGAAGGCTTGGAAAAATATGACAACAGTCGCCCCCTTGAAAACTTCCTATGGACCCACGTTCGTAATCGTTTATTCAATTATAAAAGAGACAATTACCAGCGCCCCGATAAACCATGCTTGAGTTGTCCACTTTACGACCCTCACTGCAAAAAATCCATTAGTGGATGTACTGATTTTCAGAACAAAAGTGACTGTGAACTATATGCTGCTTGGGAAAGTAGAAATAATAGTAAGAAAAATATTATGAAACCTATTGGTATAGAAGATAGCGAAGACTATGGATCAAAACATCATACCAAAGGAGATATTAGTGATTTAGCCCTAAATAAAGAGATAATTGGCCTATTAGATGAAAAAATGCCCGCCACCCACAGAGAATCATATCTCAAACTAAAATATGGCGAAAAACTTAATAAGAGTGATCTTAACAGATTAATTTCAACCATTAAGGAAATAATCAATGACGCAAATCTCTCAGAATAACAAAGGTCCCAAAAAGAGAGGCCAGCTAAGTTTGGAAGAAGAGAAGTATATCAGAGAACACATATCTTCACTAACAATTGACCAAATTTCCACAAACCTTAACCGTTCTTCTGCACCAATAGAACGATACGCATTAGAAAACGATCTTTTAATAAAAGACTACGATACCAATGATGACAAATATTTACGAAACAAATTACATAAAAAGAATTTTTGGACCGAAATTGAACGACAGTTCGATAGTGATAGCGGCGAATTAGAATACTTTGAAAATGTGTGGATAAATTTAATCAAACAATTCCGAGAGGATGTTCTTCCTGCCGAAGAATTACAGATAAAGCAATTTATCACTATTGATATTCTTATTAACCGAAGCATGAAAGAGCGAAAACGCCATATTGCAGAAACAGACAAATTACAAAAGTTGGTGGACAAAGAGTATGAAAAGCCAGAAGACACACGAGACATTCCAAAACTTGCTAATTTAGAAACTCAATTAAGTTTTGCGCGAAATAGCATAGCTAATTATACTAATGAATATACTAAATTACTTAATGAACAACAAAAAATTAGTAAAGACTTAAAGGCCACGCGAGAACAGCGTATCAAAAGAATAGAAGACGGCAAAAGTAGCTGGACAGGACTAATACGAATGCTAGAAGACGAAGAGATAAGAGAAAAAGAAGGAAAAGAAATGGAAATACTAGCATTAGCTACTGAAAAAATAAAAGAAAAACTACACAGTTACCATAATTATGCTGATAATACTGTGGATCAGCCATTTTTAACACCAGATAGTATCAAGGAATAGCTATGAAAACAGCATTAGTAACAGGAGTAACAGGTCAAGACGGCAGTTATTTGTGCGATCTGTTACTAGACAAAGAATACTCTGTGGTGGGACTATACAGACGCTCCAGCAATAACAACTTTGAGCGAATTAAACATCTTTTAGATCATCCTCGTTTATCTCTAGAAGAATTTGATTTAACCGATCCTAACGGCATTAACACCACCTTACGTAAACATCAGCCCGATGAATTTTATAATCTGGCTGCTCAGAGTCATGTTGGCACCAGTTTCAAGCAGCCAACAACAACTTTTGAAATTGATGCTGTAGGAGTAATCAATTTACTAGAAGCTATCAAAAATTATAGTCCATTAACCAGATTCTATCAAGCTGGTACTAGCGAAATGTTTGGGCGAAACTTCGACACCAAAGATGGACACAAATACCAGAGCGAGATGACCAAGATGCTTCCTCAGAGTCCATACGGAGTGGCTAAATTAGCAGCTTATCATATGGTACAAATTTATCGATCAGCATATAATTTATATTGTTGCTGTGGAATACTTTTTAATCACGAAAGTCCACGAAGAGGAGAATGTTTTGTAACACGAAAAATTACAAAATATATTGGTGATTTAATTAAGAATAAAAATAAAGGACTTCTTGAACTAGGTAATCTTGATGCTCATAGAGATTGGGGACATGCTAAAGATTATGTTTATGGAATGTATCTAATGTTGCAACAAGCTAACGCTGATGACTATGTTTTGTCAACAGGACAAACACACAGCGTAAAAGAATTTTTAATAGCAGCATTTAATTCTGTAGATCTAGATTATAATAAGTATACTGTTATTAATGAAAACTTGTTTAGACCAGCAGAAGTAGATTATTTGAGAGGAGATTCGTCAAAAGCTAGAGAAAAATTAGGATGGGCTCCTACCTACACATTCGACACTCTAGTAAAAGACATGATAAATAGTGATTGTTATGGTTCGTAATTTTGATGATCCATTATACAAGAAATGGAGAAAAGAAGTATATAAAAGAGACAATTTTAAATGTCAATGGCCCGGATGTAATGTTGGTAAAAAATTGAATGCTCATCATATTAAAACTTGGAGTGAATATCCCGGATTGCGATTTTGTGTAGAGAATGGTATAACTTTGTGCTATTATCATCACAAAATGATCAAGGGTCTAGAGCATTTATATGAAGCAGTATTTTTGAAAATTATAGCTAATAAAAGGTCTTCAAATGAGTAATTACGATGATTTTATCATAATTGTTGATACCAGAGAACAACAGCCATGGTCATTTGATCACTACACAAAGGCTAATAAAAAATTAGATACTGGGGATTACAGTATAGAGGGTCTAGAAACAATTTTAGCTATAGAAAGAAAAAAGAGTGCTAGTGAATTTGCCAATAATATAACAGAAAGTCGTTTCAAAGATGTTGTTGAGCGACTAAGCCATGTTAAATATGCATTTTTACTATTAGAATTTGATTTAGAAGATATCTTAATTTATCCTGTCGGAAGTAACGTCCCTAAAAGACTATGGGATAAAATTAAAATCTCTCCAGCATTTATTATGAAACATATCTTAGAACTACAAATTAATCATAATATCAAAATAGTATTTTGCGGAGATAGTAGTAATGCTGAAAAAATGGCAGAATATATTTTAAAAAAGGTAAATTACATTGAGCGAATCCAGAAAAAATAATTTTGATGACGCATGGCTAGGTCTGGGTGACTTAGACTCTATCACCATATCTCGCAATCCTATGATTCATAGGTCAGAGATAGATATTGAAAATCCTGATTTGCATCTTATTAGATTATTTAAAGACCCAAAATATATTGGTAGCATGGTAAAGATGTTATTCAATATAGAATTACATCCTATACAAATTGCTATTCTTCAAGAATTTTGGATACGAGCTTTTCCAATGTATATTGCTAGTCGTGGTTGGGGTAAAAGTTTTTTGTTAGCTCTGTATTGTATTATTAAATGTACATTTTGTCCCGGAACTAAAATAGTTGTCGTAGGTGCTGCATTTCGTCAGAGTAAAATCATTTTTGAATATATGGAAACTATTTGGAGAAATAGTCCTATATTACGAAGTATATTTAATGGAAACGATGATGGTCCACGACGAGACGTTGATCGATGTACGATGAGATTAGGAGATAGTTGGACCATAGCTATTCCAATGGGCGACGGTAGTAAAATTAGAGGATTACGTGCCCATATTATTATTGCTGACGAATTTGCGTCTATATCACCAGATATCTATGAAACAGTAGTATCAGGATTCGCTGCTGTAAGTGCGAGTCCTATTCAGAATGTTAAAGAAGAAGCTAAAAAACAAGCAATGATTGAAGCAGGTATTTGGAATGATGAACTTGAAGCTTTAGAATATAAAATGGGTAATCAGGCTATTATTAGTGGTACGGCAGATTATGACTTCAAACATTTTGCTAGTTATTGGAAACGATACAAAGCTATAATAGAAAGCAAAGGAAACAGAAATAAACTAGAAGAAATTTTTAAAGGCGAAGTTCCTGATAATTTTAATTGGAAAGATTATAGTATTATTCGTATTCCTTATGAACTTATTCCAAAAGGATTCATGGACGACAAGCAAGTAAGTAGAGCTAAAGCTACTATTCATACTGGAATATATAATATGGAATATGCCGCATGTTTCGTAAAAGACAGCGAAGGTTTCTTTAGGCGTAGCCTAATAGAAAATTGTGTAACATCAGATCAAAATCCGATAACCGTTAATGACAAAGTTATAACATTTGATGCTGCAACCAGAGGCAATGCAAATTCTCAATATGTATATGGTATAGACCCTGCTAGTGAACAGGATAATTTTAGTATAGTTATATTAGAAGTATTTCCTGACCATAGAAGAATAGTATATTGCTGGACTACTAACCGTAATAATTTTAAAGAAAGACTAAAGACTGGCCTTGTGCAGGACCATGATTTCTATGGTTTTTGTGCAAGAAAAATAAGAAATCTTATGAAGCTATTTCCATGTGCCAGAATAGGTATGGACGCTCAAGGTGGTGGAATAGCAATCGAAGAATCTTTGCACGATCCATCAAAACTCGAAGAGGGTGAAAACCTTATATGGCCCATCATAGATTATGACAAATCCAAAGATACAGATAGTCAATCCGGACTACACATTATCGAACTAGTACAATTTGCTAAAGCAGATTGGACAAGTCAGGCTAATCATGGACTAAGAAAAGATCTAGAAGATAAAATCTTATTATTTCCTCGTTTTGATAATTTAACTCTAGGTTTAGCACTAGACAAAGAAGGTAAAGATATTTTAACAGGAGATTTAAATCCTATTTATGATAGTTTAAGTGAATGTATACTAGAGATAGAAGAATTAAAAAATGAATTAACAACCATAGTAATGACACAAACAAGCACAGGATCAGGAGCTAGAGATCGCTGGGATACTCCAGAAGTGAAATTACAAAATGGTAAAAAGGGAAGATTAAGAAAAGACCGATATAGCTCATTAGTAATAGCAAATATGTTAGCAAGACAAATGACTAGAACATTACAGCCAATAGAGTATGATGTAGTAGGGGATAATCGAATTAATGTTGTCAAACATGAGGGAGCCTTGTACAAAGGGCCAGAATGGTTTACTGCTGGGGCAAATGACTCTGATTATCTAGGCATTTACAAGTAAAATGTGTATAAAATTTAACAATTGTATTATAATAGCATTGTAATTATATTAAAAAAATATGGCTAAAAAATATCCAAAAAGCGAAGCGATATCTGACGCAGCTCTAGAAAATTCAGAAATTTATATTGCATGGGGTGATGATTTAGCCAGTAAAGAAAAAGCACTTAAAACTAGTGCTGATTCTCTTGGCGAATTTACTGGCATAGAACATTCCACTGCCATGAGAAGATACGGATTAGACTATTCTAATCTTGATAAAAATACATCTGGTCGCCCAGGCTTAACCAGATCTGATTATGATTTTTTCCGTCCAGACGAAGCTGTTCCTCGTACTTTTAAGGTTATACTAAAAAAAGCAGAAGATATTTATCAAAGAGTTGGTTTGGTAAAAAATGTTATAGATCTTATGGGTGATTTTGCTAGCCAAGGAATAAGGCCAGTTCACAGAAATAAGAGAATAGAACGCTTTTATAGAAAATGGTTTAAAAAAGTTAGAGGCAAGGAACGCAGCGAAAGATTTCTTAACAATCTCTATAAAACAGGAAATGTTGTTGTTAATAGACAAACAGGTAAATTAAGTCTTAAAGCAACAGAAACACTATATCAGGCAGTAGCATCTCCAGATTTTCAGGTTCAAGATATCGAAGAAATCAAACTAGAAAAAAGAGAGATTCCTTGGAAGTATACATTTATTGATCCTTCTTTCGTTGATGTCGCAGCGGGCGCATTATCTTCATTTGTCCAGGATAAAAGATATGAATTAATTCTTCCTCCCATGTTGAGGAAAATGGTTATCAATCCAAAAACAGAAGCAGAAAAAGAAGTAGTATCAGGACTACCACAAGCAATATTAGAAGCAGCCAAAACAAAAAAGCCATATCCACTTGATCCAGAAAAAACATTAGTATTTCACTATAAAAAAGATGATTGGCAAACATGGGCATATCCTATGATATATGCTATTATGGATGATATTACTATTATTGAAAAGCTTAAATTAGCTGATATGGCAGCTCTTGATGGTGCTATAAGCAATATTCGTATTTTTAAACTTGGTAGTCTTGAGCATAAAATTGCTCCTACAAAAGCAGCCACAGCTAAATTAGCAGCTATTTTAGGAAATAATGTTGGTGGTGGAACTATGGATTTGATTTGGGGTCCAGATATAGAACTAATAGAAAGTAAAACTGGTGTTCATCAGTTCTTAGGAGAAGCTAAATATATACCACACTTAAACAGCGTCTACGCTGGACTTGGTATTCCTCCTACACTAACCGGAACTTTCGGAGCGGCCGGAACAACAAATAACTTTATTTCATTAAAGACTCTTACTCAAAGACTACAATATGGTAGAGATGTTTTGATGGAATTTTGGGAAAGAGAATTTGCTTTGGTTCAAAAAGCTATGGGTTTCAAATACAGTGCCAAAGTAGAATTTGACAGAATGGATCTTAGTAATGAAGATTCAGAAAAAGCGCTATTGATTCAATTAGCTGATCGTAATCTAATTAGTGATGAACTATTGCAAACAAGATTTGGTTTTGATCCTGATATGGAAAAGACAAGACTCAACAGAGAAATAAGAGAGAGAAAGAGCGATAGAATGATCAAAAAAGCTGGGCCATGGCACGATCCTACTCCGGAGCAATCTCTTAAGAAGATAGCTCTACAGACAGGAATTGTCTCTCCCAGTCAAGTTGGATTAGATTTAGAAAATAAGAAAAAGGGAGAGCAAGCAGCTCTAGAAATGAAAACACCAGCACAGCCTTCCCCAACGAAGTTGGCAAAGGATTCGCCAGAATCCTTGCCAAAAGAACCCGGCCAAGGTCGCCCAAAAAACTCTAAAGACACACAAACCAGAAAAGACAGAAAGTTTGCCCCACAAACCGGAGCAAAAATTATGTTTTGGGCAGCTGACGCCCAAGATAAGATCAGCAAGATAATTAATCCAATACTACTAGATTTTTATCAAAAGAAAAACTTAAGAAGTTTATCTAATGAAGAAGTTACAGAACTAGACAATGTAAAAACGAAAATTCTATTCTCAATAGAGCCTTTAACGGACATAACCGACGCAGAAGTGGTAGAAAAACTTAAATCATCATCTGCATCATCAAATGTCTTATTGTCCGAATATCACAAATGGGTAAATGATCTTAGATCGATTTTAAGCAAAGAGCTTACTGTTGATGAACAAAAACAGGCTAAGGCTTCTTTTTATTCTACGGTGTACACTAATTTAACACAGGAGTAAAAAATAATGCAAATATTCAAAGCAGAAATTGAAGATGGGCTAGAACATAAAATTCAGTCATCAGCCTCATTTTCTTATGCAGCCTCTGTTGAGCCATGCGATAGTACATACAAAGTTAAAAAATTAAAAAGTTTAGCTTCTTATGATGATTCTGATTTGTATCATGTACAATCTATATTAGTTAGTTCAAACTGGAATAAAAATGATGATATTTTTGATTCCAAAGAAGTATGGATTGCTAGAAATACGCCAGAAGATAAACCAACAAATCTTGAACATGACGAAGGAACCATAATTGGTCATATAACATCAAATTGGCCAATCACCGAAGATGGTATATTGATTGATGAAAATACTCCTATAGAAAATTTACCAGAAAAATATCATATATTAACTGGTTCTGTAATTTATAAAGCATTTAGTAATCCTGAGCTTAGAGATCGTGCCGAAAAATTGATAGCAGAAATTGAGTCTGGCACAAAATTTGTTAGTATGGAGTGTTTCTTTAATGGATTTGATTATGGATTAATTAATACTGCAAATGGTGAATACAAAGTACTTGCTCGTAATGACAATACAGCATATCTAACTAAGTACTTAAGAGCATACGGCGGAAATGGCCAGCATGAGTCATATAAAATAGGTAGAGTACTTAGAAATATTACATTTTCCGGCAAAGGTTTTGTTGATAAACCAGCAAATCCTGAGAGTATAATCTTTACTAAGGAAAACTTTAATAAATTATTAAGCGAAAAAAAAGACGATTTTATCGAACCAGGTGTATCTAAAAGTACGTTAACCTTTAACGCGGAGAATACTATTATGAGTTTAGATCTTGATCCAGTAATAAAAGAAGTAGCAGAAATCAAAAGTAAGATTGAAGCTATGGAAGTCAAAACAGCAGAATCTGCCACAGAAGCTATTGCAGCTTTAGAAACACAGAATACCGAACTCAAAAACAAAATTGCTGAATTAACAGTTGCTCTAGAGCAGATCACTCTTGAAAAAGAAGAAGCTGCCAAAAAAATGAGCGAAGAAGATAAGATGAAAGAAGAAGAAATGAAAAAAGCCAAATCTGAACTTGAAGCAGCAAACGAAGTTATTGCTGGCTACAAGATGAAAGAAGAAGAAATGGCTAAAAAAGAAAAGAAAATGAAAAGAATGGCATCACTTGTCGAAGCAGGCTTTGATTCAGAGTCAGCTTCTGCCACAGTTGATAAATTCGATTCATTAGACGACGACGCCTTTGCAGCAATGACAAGTCTTTTTGCTGGCAAAATGCCACCTTGGCTCAATAAAAAAGATGACAAGGAAGAAGACACAAAAGAAAAGAAAAAGGCTTCAGAAAATACAGTAGACGCTAGTGCTCTTGATAATGTAGAAACAGAAGAGAGTGTTAGCCTCAGTGTGGGTGGTGAAACAGTTTCACAAGAAGAAACCACTCGTGCAGAATTAGTTGAATTTGTTTGTGCTAGACTAGGCAAAAAACTTAATAAGGGAGAATAACATGGCTCTTAAAGCAGATCGTATCGAATTACTCACAGATGTATCATTCTTCATGAACACAGTAGCCGAAAGAGGCGGTGTTGCTAGTGTAAGTACAGGCGGATCTGGCGTATCTATGGATGATGCCAGTGCTGTTGTTGCTTATGCTGGTGCTGTTAGTGGAGCAAAACCAGTAGGTGTCCTTCTCACCGACGTGGTAAATCTTGATCTCACAAGACAGCACATCAACTGGCACAAAGATGAAGTTCAGGTTGGTGGCAAAGTTACACTACTTCGTAACGGCCAAGTAACAACCAACATGATCGTATCTGGTGCCACACCAACTGCTGGTGCTGACGCCTATGTCGGCGCTGATGGTAAGATCGGTACATCAAGTACAAATGCTGTAAAAATCGGTCAGTTCTTGAGTAGTAAAGACGCCGACGGTTACGCAAAAGTCTCTGTAAACATTGCTTAAGCTTAAACTTATTTAAGGGAGAAAAAAATGTCAGGTAATACTAAAGCATTTCAACCAACACCAGAACTAACTGATCTCTTAGTTCGCTCTGGTTCACAGAAAAGAGAAGTAGCTCTAGCTGCTAATGCAGAGTTTGCAAAGGCTCTTGAACTACCACTTCGTCAAGGATTACTCAGTGGAGATATCCTAGACGGCATTTTCGAACCAATTCAATTGGCTCAAAGTGCAACTCCAGAATTTCCACTCGACTTCCTAGCTCCTGGTACAGAGAAGGACTTCGTTGCCTATACCGTTCCAAATCATGGATATATTCCAGAGCGTCACGTTGAAGGCGATTACGTCATGGTTCCAACCTATGACATCGGCGCCTCAATCGACTATCTCTTAAAGTATGCTCGTGATGCTCGCTGGGATGTTGTTGGTCGTGCTATGGAAGTTCTAGAAGGTTCATTTGTCAAGAAGATGAATGACGACGGATGGCACACACTACTTGCCGCTGGCGTTGATCGTAACATTGTAGTTTACGATAGCGATGCTAGCACTGGTCAATTTACCAAGAGATTGGTAAGTTTGATGAAGACAGTTATGCGTAGAAACGGTGGTGGTAACTCGGCTAGCAATAACCGTGGACTACTTACAGATCTATACGTCTCTCCAGAGTCAATGGAAGACATTCGTAACTGGGGTCTTGATCAAGTTGATGAAGTAACACGCAGAGAGATTTACACTGCCGCAGACGGCACAATTAATCGCATCTTCGGTGTTAACCTTCATGACCTAGATGAACTTGGCGAAGGCCAAGAGTATCAACTATTCTATAGTAATACTCTAAGTGGCAGTCTACCAAGTGATCATGATTCTGAGCTAGTTGTAGGTCTTGATCTACGCAAGAGAGACAGTTTCATAATGCCAATTCGTGAACAAGTTCAGATTTTTGAAGACGATACACTACATCGTCAAAAGAGAGCTGGCTTCTATGGTTGGGCTGAACAGGGCTTTGCTGTTCTTGACAACCGTAGAGTTCTTCTCGGCTCTCTATGATTTTGATGTTCAAAAATAACTTTTGAAAATAAGTAGGGCTGGGAAACCAGCCCTTCTTTTTTTTATACGTATAGTGTATTTACTAGTACAGCTTCAAAAATCTAACTAACGCGAGTGAATTATGGCCGCAAGCAAATATGACTTTGCCATAGAACAAGGTACCTCCTTTAAAATATCCTTAATTTATAAGGATCAAAATAG